CTAGCCGAACTGCTGGTCGCTGTCTCCTGGTGGCCCCCACAAATCGAGTTCGATCTCAAAGACCTCAACACCGTGGTCGATGTGATCGAAGAACAGAAGAAACAGCATGGCAAGCGTTAGCACGAAAGTCGAAGTCAACGGCCTAGCCGACACGCTTCGCACGCTTCGCCGCGTTGACCCCGAGCTGCGCAAGACGACGATCCGGCGCATGAAACTGGCCGCTAAGCCAATGCAGGCCGAAGCCAAGAAACTGTTTCCCGACGCCTCACCCCTGTCTGGCTGGGGAAACTGGCGCGGCGGCTACGACGGCCGCACCGTCAAACGCAACGTCAAAGTCGCGTTCAAGGGATCAAAAGCCCGCAACAGCGACACGATCCCTCTGCTCACGCTCCGTCAGACCAACGCCGCCGGCGTCATCTTCGACATTGCTGGCCGCAAGAGCTCCGGCAACAGCCCATCAGGCCGCGCCATGATCGCCCGCCTCGACCGCTTCGCGCCTGCCTCGAGAGTTATGTGGCCGACCGCGGAACGCCACATGCCTGAAGTCGTGCAAGGCGTAAGATCAGCCATTGACGACATGTCCGAAATCATCAATCAGGAGCTGCGCTAATGGCAATCAACGTACCAATCGTTAGCGAGTTCAATAACCGTGGCCTGAAAAAGGCCATGTCCGAGTTCAAGCGACTCGAAACGACCGGCCAGAAGACCGCGTTTGCCCTCAAGAAAGCGTTTGTTCCAGCGACAGCTGCGCTGGGCGGATTGGCTGTGGCTGGCGCGAAGATGGTGGCCGCTGGTGAGCAGGCCGCGACTGCGAACGCTCGTATAGAGCAGATCGCGACCTCGATGGGTCTGTTCGGTGCTGAAACGGAGAAAGTTACCGGCCGGCTTGTGGACCTGGCCAACGAGCAAGCGCGCCTGACTGGCGTCGATCAGAACCTGATCAAAGAGTCCCAGGCGCTTCTGCTTACGTTTAAGGACATCGCGTCGAGCGCTGACGAGGTCGGAGGCGCATTTGATCGCGCCACACAACTCACTCTTGACATGGCGTCCGCCGGCTTCGGATCTGTCACCGACAACGCCAAGCAGCTCGGCAAAGCACTCAACGACCCGATCGCTGGTTTGACTGCGCTTCGTCGTTCGGGCATCCAGTTCACCGAAGCCCAGCAAGATCAGATCCGCACTCTCGTCGAATCCGGACAAGTGCTCGAGGCGCAGAACATGATCCTTGAGGAGATTGAGAACCAGGTCGGCGGCACGGCCGAAGCGACCGCGAACTCGACTGACAAGATGAAAGTCGCGTTTAGCCAGGCGTCGGAATCGATCGGTATGGCGCTTTTGCCCGCCGTCGAATCGCTTCTGCCGCTAGTCATTGGTTTGGCGGATTGGGCCGGCCAGAACACGGAAATATTGTTGACATTGGCAGGCATCATCGGTGGCTTGTCTGCCGCGATCGTGGTCGCCAACTTTGCGATGAAAGCATGGGCCGCAGCTCAAGCGATCGCCACGGCCGCTCAATGGGCGTTCAACGCCGCTCTGAGCATGAACCCCATCGGACTTGTTGTCATCGCCGTAGGAGCGCTTGTGGCCGGTCTGGTGATCTTGTACAACAAGGTCGACTGGGTTCGTGACATGCTCAACCAGTTTTTCAAGCCGCTTGAGAAGGTCATGGACGGCATCGGCTGGCTTGCCGAGAAGCTTGGCATCGTGTCCAAAGAGATGGACGACAACTTCACGCCAAGCGTCGACGAGGCTCGCAAACAAGCCGGCGACATGTACGAATCGGTCCGTGACGCCAATACCGGCCTTGACGAGCTCGACACGCTGTCAGCAGACGCCGCCGAATCCCAAGAAGATCTCGCTCAGTCCGTCAACGCTGTCTACGACGAAGTCAAGAAGGTCAACCCGCAGCTCGAAGCGATGTTCCGTCACCTCGATGTGCAAGACGACATGGAACGACTTCGCGACAGTTTCGACCGATACAACGAGGTCCTGTCCGATTCGGAAGCAGACATTCGCGATGTCGAGGAAGCACAACGTGAAGTCACTCGCGAAATCTTGAACACGCTGGATGCTCACGGTTTGCTCAGCCTTGCCCTGTCCGACACGCTTCTTATCAAGATCAACACCGGCCAGCTCGATGCCGCCTACGACAGCGCCCTCCGCGTTCTTGACGCTTTTCAGAGAGTTCAAGCGGTTAGCGCCGGCCGCGCACCAGCATCAACGTATATCCCAGGCGCAGACGAGCTTCGGTTCCTCAACAACGGCCCGATCGCATCCACCATTGTTAGCCCTGGCGGACCGATCTCAAGCATCACCCGTGACACGGCAACCGGCGCGGTCCAGAACGTCACCGTCAACGTGAACACGCCGACACCGACCGAGGAAATCGGCAAAGTCGTCGTGGACAGCATCCGTAAATACAACCGCGCTTCAGGATCCGCGGCTATCGGAGTGCTTCGGTTGTGAGCGCCACCATCGTCCAATCCGGCGACTACACGCTCGAGATCGACACCGGCAACCTTGTCCGCTCGTTTACTCTGGACGATCCTGTCAAAGGCAAACTCGACAACGCCACATTTGTTCTCGACGGCGCCACCGGCTACGCCGACGTCACCAGCGGAGCCACCAACATCGTTGTACGCAGAGGCCGACGCGACACCTCAGATCAGTTCGGTGCCGGCACCATGAGCTTCATTCTCGACGACACGGCGGCTGGCGGCGTGTTCAACCCATTCGCCAATCAAGGCCCTTACTACGACACCAGCAACACAGAGCCAGGGCTGGCCCCAATGCGGCAAGTCCGGTTGAAGCGTGAAAACGAGCTGCTGTTTGCCGGCCGCATTACCGATTACGACTACGAGTTCGGTTTAGACGGCAACGACAGCGTCAGCGTCAGATGTGCCGACGATTTCTATCTGCTTGCTCAAACCATTCTGGATGACACCAGCACCTCGAAGCAGTACACCGGCGCCCGCATCAACGCCGTCCTCGATCTCGCCGAAGTCGACTACCCCAGCGGCGCGGCCCGCGACATCGCAACCGGCACCGTCGAAGTCGGCGGCGGCGGCGACTACAACCTCGAGCTCGGCACGATCGCCCTTGACTACCTGCGGCTCGTCAACGCCGCAGAACGCGGCCGGCTATTTGTCGACCGTGAAGGCGTACTGACATTCCAAGAACGAATCGGGCAAACCCTGTCAGCACCAGTCGTGTCGTTCTGTGATTGTGGCACCGATTACCCGTACCGCAACGTCGATATTTCGTTCGGGGCCGACAAAGTCGTCAACCTAGTGTTCGTCCAGACCATCAACAACAAATTTAAAACCGCATCAGACACGGCCAGCCAGGGTGACTACTTCATTCAAACTTTGTCGATTACCGGAAGCCTGCTCGACACCGACGCCGACGCCCAAGATCTCGCTGACTACCTGCTGAACGGCTACCCCGAACCGACGTTCACCGCGGTCGAGGTCGCGTTCGCGCAGCTGACCGACGGCCAACGCGACACGATCTCAACCGTCGACATCGGCGACACCATCAGCATCGAGAAAGAATTCATCAACGGCGCCACCACCACGCAGCTCGCCCAGGAACTCGCGGTCGAAGGCATCGAACATAGAATCGACACCACCGCCGGCCATGTCGTCAGGTTCTACACCAGCCCCACCACGATCGTTTACGAGCTCATCTTGGATGATGCCACCTATGGTGTGCTCGATAGCACCAATGTTCTAGGATAAGGAGCACCTATGGCTAGCCCGTTCCCATTCACCGCCGGCCAAGTATTGACCGCCGCGCAGCTCAACGGCATCGGCGAGTACTCGGATTACACGCCGACGTTCTCGAACATTTCGTTTTCGTCGTACACGGCCCGCTACGCGATCGTGAACAAGATGCTGCACATTTGGTTTTCGGGCGCCTTGGATTCAACGGTCACCGGCAATATTGGCATTAGCGCACCAGTCGCATACGCACCGGCCGACAGCAAAAATCTTATGTCAGGCTTGGTTTTTGCTCGTGACGACAACGCCAACGTCGGTTATTGGGGTGTCGTACGAGCACGAACATCTCCCACTTTCCAGTTCCTTTCAACCACGAACGGCAATACATTGGTTGCCAATACTTGGGATGCGAACGCGCCGTTCACTTGGGCATCCGGCGACATCCTCTCATTCAGCATTGTTTTGGAGGCATCATGATCGACCTGCGAGCAGAACATGACGGCGACCGTGACATCCCCGATCAATGGTGGATGGACCGCATGAGAATCCACCGGAACCGGCTACTTGCCGCCTCCGACTGGACTCAGGCTTACGACGACCCAACCGGCAAACGTGACCAATGGGCCACCTACCGTCAGGCTCTGCGCGACTTTCCAGCAACATGGACGCCGGCCTCGAGCGTCACGTTCCCAGACCCGCCGGCATGATTGTTACCAGCGACGACGCTAAGACGCTCGGCTTGGCCGTTGTTCTCAGCGCCATCGTGATCGTCTGTTTATGGATTGGATTCGACCGATGAACATCGCTAACCCGTCAAAAGCAATGATCGCCCTCGTCGCCCTCGTCTGTGTCACGATCCTGCTCGCCACTAACAGCGTCGACCAGTCAGCCGGCACCGGCCTCATCGGCATGATCGCCGGATACGCAGTCGGCAACGGCATCGCAGCTCGTCGAGGTGACGAGGTGACCCCGATCATCGGAAAGAAGCCTTGAGATATCACAGTTGGCAACGGGACACGCCACGCGCCCCGTTCGACACCTGCTCACCGAACCTGATTCAAATCCGCAAGTACCTCGA